ATTGCAGTTTAAGCAAACCATGATCTCAATTCTTCTGAACATGGCCAGCTGGATCCACTCCCAGAATGTGAGTTTGAATTCAGAGGCATTATAATGAGAAACCCAAACTCTTCGAAAGTTCTTAGATCCACATCGATTACAAACCTTTTTTTTCATGGCTTCCAATCCAAATTAATTCGATCCAGATACGGTTCCAGGGCTTCCACAGTTTTAAAGGTTCTGAACTTGTAAATGGAATTTTTCTTGCTATCATACCAGACTTCAACAAAAAAATCAAACAGGCTGTACAGGTTATAAGAATACTTGTCATCCATACGATTGATGAGGAATACTCCTTTATCCCAAAGCAGCTCAGCCTGCTCGTCCGGAGTAAATTGATTATACTCGTATAAACCGAGTTTATCCATAACTATTGGATTGGAATTTTAATTCCAACACCCGAATCCGAAACACTTATATTCTGTAGAATCTTCCCTGCTTTTGCTTTTCTGATATGGCCAACCACTTGAAAAACAATTCCCGCTACAATCATTCCTGCTCCAACATAATATGTTTCCGGAGTTGTATTTACTTTATCCAACTCAGGGAGTAAAATAAGAATTACTCCTGTAGATTGAAGGAGTACACCAGTGTATCCGTTTCTTCCGGACTTCTCCAAACTAATACCTACCGATTTTAAATTTTGATAAACCTCATAACTATCTCCCTGGGGAATAGTGTCAAGATTTTGAGCAGTGGAATTTAATTGTGATAAAAGCATGATGCACATTATAAATGTGACTTTTACAAGAGTTTTCATTAAAGTTTATCGTTTTAGTTCAATCAAATATAATCATTTCTCCGGTACACCACTTTCATCCTGCAATACGATCGTGGTTCGTACCTGGATGATGTTTGTTCTCGAGTAACTTTTCAATGTTCCTGGCATGAATCAAAGCTGCATCGCTCAGCTTTGCTATTGATTCCTGCTGGCTCTGGATGATATCCAAAGCCTTTGAAATATTATCTATGGCCGCCTTGCTCTCTACCGGCATGTCCTTCTTATCTTCCTTCAACATGTTACCTTCTCCGGTGAGCAGCCAAACTTCTTCAATGTCGCTATAGAAATTCAATATCTTTTCTATAGCCCCTTTTGACAAATCACGATCGGTTTTTCTACTTTTCCCTAATAAGCCAACTGATAAACCTAGCTGAACGGTAACCTTGTTATCGTTTAAACCTTTTGAAACCATGTACTTATCAAAGCGATCAATAATTTTTTCCATAAATATAGAAGAAAATTCAAAAAATATTTGACAAATATAGAAGAATGTTCTACATTTGCGACATGTTTAACCCTCAAAAACGGCAAAAATGAAAAAAACTTTTGTTTACGACCAGGAAGGTCGTGTTGTTGAAGAAACAGTTGTACTGGATGACACCGATCTCCGCATTAAAGCTGCTGAGTTGGCCAGTGGTCACGCTCAATACATGGACCCGATCCAAATACAGGATAAAGTTTATGACTTCCTGAACGGACAGAAAACTACTGCTGAAGTTTAAGTAGTGATTCAGGGAAATCAAAAAACTTATCATCCCTAAAACACCTTACAATAGGAGATTCCGACCTTGGCCAGAGCTCTTGTTTCTCAGGATTCAGATAACCTATTACAAAATAGGTTTTGTCCATTAACCCCGAGAGGTTCAGGTAAACGCTGTCACCAACATTGAATTTCATTTTCATCGTTCTTTGATTTATTGGTCCTTGTTAGGTTTAAAGTCTTCGGTTAAAGTTAAAAGCCGGTCGGTAAGCTTCGAGATAGTTTCCTGTTGCTTCAGGATGATATCATAGAGCTTTCCGGATTCCACTGATTCCTCCCGGGCAGGAGCTTGATCTGCTTTCAGCATTTCGCCTTCGCCGGTCAATAACCAGCCAGTATTAAGGTCTGGAAACTGCTTAGCAATCATAAGCACTTTTTCAGGTTGAATGGATACCCTCATTGTACTTATATAGGTACTGGACAGTCCAACAATTGAGCAAAACTTTCTTTCACTCAAATGCTTGTACTCTATGAACTCTCTAAGTCTCTCTTTTACAGACATTTCAAAAAATTATGCAAAATGACTAAATTATTTATGCAAAATGTTTGCATAATGCTTAACAATGTTGTATATTTGCGACATCATTACACCGATAAAGCAAATACGACAATGCAAAACTTTACCGAAATTCCTTCCAGGGACCTGATTAAAGCCGAAGCCTTAAGGATCGCACAACCATTTTACCCAGCCGATCAGGATGGGTTCACTTTGCCTGATGTGATACTTGACTTCCTGGCTTCGGCCAGTGATCCTATTGATTACTCAAAAAGGATTCATGCAGCACATCACAGCTACAAGTGCCATGCTGATAAAGGCGACTTCGCAGAAACCGACTTCATCAGCACAATGAATGCAACCTACAAATTCCTGACAAAGGAATAACGTTTCAAAAATAGAACAAAGTTTTAAAAAAAGCAATACCAAATTTTAAGTATCATGAAACTCAAATCTGAGATTATCGAAAGAATCAACGGGAGATCCGATGTAAAAAAGGACCTTCTTAAGGAATTGAAGATAACCCGTAGCTCGCTCTGGAGGTTTTTGAAAGACAACATTTCAAACGGACCGCTGACAACTTACAAAGCTCTCCTGATTATTTCCAATGCCCTGGCCATAACGCCAGAGGAAGCATTGATTGATGATCCTGCACTAAAGCAAGAGGAGGAGATATGAACCAGTCCCTCACAGCGATTAATTGCATTGAGTACTTCGAGAAAGACGGACGTTTCTATGCCTTAACTGGTGGGGTTGTTTCAGAAGTACTTCCTGGAACCAGGCTTTATTTGATTGCATTAGAGGCCGCTGTTTCTCACCCTGATTATCCAAAATTCAAAAAGAAGTATCATATGGGTAATGATATGGTTTTCGGGTTCCTTCATGACTACCTGTCGGGATTCAACCATACTGCCGATATCGTAGATGGTAAGCTTTGTGATGCTGATGGTGACAGGGTTGCAATGGTAGGAGAGTCCACAATTACTCCCAGGGAACGCGATGTGATCCGGGAGATTTCCAAAGGCTTTGCTGACAAGCAGGTTGCTGATCGACTTCATATCGCCACCAATACTGTAATCACTATTCTCAAAAACCTCCGGGAGAAAACCGGGGCAACTTCCAAATACCACATTGTGTCATTAGCAGCTAAAGCAGGAGTAATATGAATACTGCAGAATCAACCTTATTACATGGAATCACCCCTGATGGGTTAAGAGATTTGATATCACAGGAGACTAACAGGCTATTGGTTTATAACCCGGATAAGTTTTACAATGTGCTGGTCTCTGGTGAGCATTTCTGCTTGATTCACTCAATTTCAAGAGTCACATTGCAGCGCTGGATAAAGCTTGGTATTGTAAATCCTGAGTTCCGCGATGATGAAAAGGATCATTATAGATTCAGACTATCGGATGTATTGAAATTTGATGTTGACTCGATTAAGCGCAAGCGTAATAAGCAATTGATTTTGCTAAATGCCGAGAGTAGAAAGAAGAGAAAATAGAAAGCAGAGAAATCAACAACTGTGGGATAGAGCAGAGGTCAGCTCATTGGGCTCATAACCCAAAGGTCGGAGGTTCGAATCCTTCTCCCGCAACCAGACACTAATACCTGAAATTATGAAAATAGAACTCAAAGGTGAAATTGATTCTGAACTCCTGGGCTTAGGATGCAAAGCAGGAGATGTCATTGAAGTTACTCCGGATCCAGTCAGCAAAGTAGGTGCAATGAATTTCACCAGACATAAGTCTGGAATTACATGCAACTGCGTGGTATGGCCGGTAAATTATACAATTGTTCCATCTGAAACCAATTAACACATGAAAACAGTAAAGCAACTCTATGATGAGTTTTGCGCAAAGTACACAGTTGACCAGGTAAGTCACGATAAAGAATTGAGTATGATATACGCATATCTTAAGTATCAATGCTCGATGGCTAATGGAAACTATACACATGTACCGGGACCTGCAATGCAGGGAATGGTTGAAAAACACCTGGAGTATGAATACGAAAAAAGCCTTGCCATTGCTGACAAGACTTTTTAAAAAGCAATACGACTTTGCCTGAAGGTGTAAAGGTACAACCATAGGCAAGTCAAATGCAAATTATAACATCGAAACTTATTAACCCCAAATCAATACGACAATGCCAATTTTAAAAAAAGAAGAAAGCCTCCCCGAACGTCCGGTTGTGATAGTTCTCTATGGGGAGCCGGGGATCGGGAAAACCTCCCTGTTCAACACGGCCAACAATCCACTTTTACTTGATTTCGATAGGGGAGTGGATCGAAGTATCAATCGACAGGATACTTTGCTCGTAACCAAGTGGGAAGATGTTCAGGATGAAGAGAAAGCCGGAACCTTCGCCAACTATGCAACCATCGGCATCGATACTGCTAAAGCTGCATTGGATGACTTCCTGATGTCATACGTGGTCAAACAAGACTACAAGATGGCCAAGAATAAACTTGCTGCATACGGAGGCATCGGGGATGAATTCAAAATCTTCACCAGTAACCGAAGATCAGAAAATGCAGACCTGGTTATTATCTGCCATGCAAAGGACGAAAAGGAAGGTGATATTATAAAGAAGATCCCAGATGTAACTGGCCAGTCTTATAACCTCCTGCTCCGTATTGCTGACCAGGTTGGTTACATGAAAACGGTCAACAACAAACGGACCATCCAATTTGAGCCAACCGACACTACCATTGGTAAAAACGTTGCCCGTATTCCTGCAGTTGAGATTCCGGATGAAAGCAGCCATGATTTTAAAACTTTCATGGCAGATCTGATCACCAATGTAAAGCTTGCAATTCAAACCATGTCTGAGGCTCAGAAAGAAGCTCTTGAGAAAATGGAAAAGTATCAGGCAGAGGTGCAGGAATGCAATGATCCGGATGATCTCACAAACCTTCTTTCAGTTGCAAAGGAACTGCCTCCATCATTTCGCGCAGTAGTTGAAAAGCTGATTATAGATCGTTCTAAGGCGCTTGGTTTTGTAGTCAATAAAGAGAAAAAATGTTTTGAGGATCCAACTGCAAAAACAAATACTCCCACCGCTCAGACTCCACCAGCAACTCCAGCACCTGTATCACCTGCAGTTATTCCTGATCCTCAACAGACATCTCCTGCAAATGGCATTCAGCTTCCATCACAATCGAGGAAGTGGAAGAATGAACCTGCACCTACAAACACTTAAGCCATGACTTACAGGGTATCAGTTTCAGTCCTTGAAAAGTTCCGCAGGTTCCGGGAAGGCCTCACTCAGTATGACACTGAGGGGGCTCTCCTGGATGCCATCACCGGAAAGTTTGAAGGCAATGATAAAACCATGATCGGAGGCGCTTTTCATAAGATCATTGAAAAGTACAACCGGGATTTTGTCTCCGGAGAGCTTTTTACCGATGGGATATTCTTTTCTCAGGATCAGGCTCAGGTTGCGGTAAACTACCGAAACGAGCACAAGAAAATGATCAAAGAGGTATCAATATCGAAAAATTATGATGCCGGGAATATTATTATTCAGGTATCTGCCAGGGCTGATGGTGTGGAGGGACTTTGTATCCGGGATGCAAAAACAAAGTTCTCTCCTCCCTCAGCAACCGAGTACTTCAACTCCTACCAGTGGAGATTCTACCTCGATATGTTTCAGGTGCCGGTATTCTATTACGATTTATTCGAGATTACAAACTACACCGGCATTTATAACAACCGCCTTCCCGGGGTTGTGATAGTTCCCTATGAGCCATTTGAATGTCTGGCTTATGAACATATGGCTGAGGATGTCAATCAGCTGGTTCGCGATTTTGCACAATACATCAGAATTAAAAATTTCACCCACCTTTTAAAACAAGTTGCATAATGGAAAACGCAATCACCCAATTTACCTACCTACCTTCATCAAAGGCAGAGAGGGAAGTCTTCGTCCAAATGTGCGTTGACGAAATTACCTCCGGTACAAGAAATCCTCTCGAATTTGAGATCATGCTCAAGAACCTTGAGGAAACCATTTCTGCCATCCGGAAACGGCCAGAAGTTAAAGAGATTGTTCTTGAAGAAGCAGAAAAGTATCCTGAGAAAACCATTTCCTTTAAGGGTGTTAAGATCACAAAGGCTTCAAAAACGACTTTCTATTTCAACGAATGTGGAGACTCAGTTTACAACGAATTAGCAACTCAACTGAGCAACCTCAAAGAGAAGGTTAAAGAGCGTGAAACCTTCCTGAAGACCATCAAGCCTGAAATGGAAATTCCTGATGTGAATACAGGCGAAATTATCCGACCACCACAGACAGCCACCACTTCTTATCTGACAATCTCAATGCCATGATTAGGCTGAACTCTATCACTACAATTTTTAATGAAACACGGTTTTTAGAAACCAACATCCTGAGGGCTTCCGGGTCCTCAGGATCCTTAATCGAACAAGCAAGTTTATCCCTGCTCAATCAATACGAAAGAGCCACCGGCAAGAAAGTTTCAATCCCTCAATATCAACCCAAAATTTCATCACAATGTCAACCATCATCGTTAAAAAAGCAAAACTCAAAGACAGAAGTCTTGAGGTCAACCTCGAAGAAACTATCACCACTTCCGGAGGTGGATCAGTTACAAATGAAATTCTAAAGAAGTGCAACACCCTGGTCCATGATGACCTGATCGCAGCCTTTGACCACCTCAAAATTCATATGGTGAAAGCCTGTGATTTCAAGAAGAGCGAGCTTATCGATCGAACCACTATCGACGATTTCGATTTGTCTTTTCTCTCGGATTACCGGATAAAAGGCTTTTCAATTGGAGGGGCAGATGATAATGAAGGTGTTGTCCTGATCGGTTCCCGGGAGTTTTCTTCCGGCAAAGTACTGAACATTATCACTCCTTTCATCCGGTATGCTGACGAGATTGATCCTTATGAGTTTTCTTGTGAGTTGGCCGATGCTATAAACGCTGCAGTCTATGAAGTTGAGCAATATCTCTTTGCTGACAAGTATGCTGTGAAGCAATTGGAGATTCCATTTGATGAGGAAGGTAACGATGAAAATGAAGCAGCCTAATTATTAACCTAAAGCAATACGACAATGCAAACAATTGAGTACATCGAAACACTGAACATCCGATCAAGTGACCTGAACCCCAGGAAAACATTTGATGATGATTCAATCAATGAACTGTCCAAATCAATCGTTGAGGTTGGGATTCTGCAGCCAATTATTCTGAGAGCATCTAAATACAAGAAAGGTGTTGAATCTTACGAGTTGGTATGTGGGGAGCGTAGGTGGAGAGCTGCCAAGGTAGCTGAACTTAAAACGGTCCCGGCAATCATCCGGGAGTTGAAGGATCAGGAAGCACTGGATCTGATGATCACTGAAAATCTCCAGAGGAAGGATGTGAGTCCTCTTGAAGAAGCTGAGGCGTTTCAGAATTTGATCACACACCGCAAGTATGACATTCCAACATTAGTTGCCAGGTTCGGGAAAACAGAAAGCTACATCCGTCACCGGGTGAAATTGAATGACCTGATTCCAAATTTTAAAACCTTGCTTCAGAATGAGGTGATTGGTATCGGCCATGCTCTCGAAATCTGCAAACTACAGGAAAAGGATCAGGGAGAACTTTATAAAGATAAGTTTTCTGAAGATGACAGATCGCGGAGCTGGTGGAATTGCCCTACAGTTAAAACACTCAAAGGAAATATCGAAACTGCATTCACGCTTAAATTGCAAGATGCTCCTTTTAGTGCAGATGACACCACTATCGATAAAAAAGCCGGAGCTTGCATCACATGTCCGAAGAACACCGCTTCAAATCTTATTCTCTTTCCTGATTCACCAAGCACTGGTGTTTGTCTCGATCGTGTGTGCTTTAAGAAAAAATCTGATATTCATTTCGATCGGGAGTTAAAGCGGATTCAGGAAGAGGAGCCCGGGATCGTTTTGGCCTATCCAAATTACACATATGGAGAGGCCGAAAAGAAGTTAAAGGATCTCAAGAAAAAGGGCATTGAAGCGTTGGAAATCTCATGGAACTCCGGATGGAGCGAAGTTAACGAACCAGAGCTTCCTGAGAAACCAGTTGAATCTGACTTTGAACCAGAAGAATACAAGGAAGCCCTTTCTGAGTATGAAGGTGAAATGGTTGACTACGAAAATGAGCTTAAGGAATATCAGGAAAAGGTAAACAGTGGATCAGTGCGTAAGGCTTTTATGCTTGTCGGTAGGGATGAAGGTAAGTTCATTTACATCGAACCAAACGGGAAGTCAAAATCCACATCCAACACCAGCGGAGAGGTTGATTTGACAAAACAGCAGATTGAGGAACTTCAGGCAAAGATCAAGAGAGATGAAGAACTCAACTTTGAAAAGCTATACAACGCAGCAAAGACAATGCTCAATGATTCAGCATATAAGAACAATACAGATCCTCTAACAGAAAAAGAATGGATTGCTTCTTATGTAATCATGATGAAAAGAGCTTCGATGGATCTTAACGAAGAAATTTTCGATAAAGATAGTCGAAGCTATGTTAAAAATGAACTAAGATTTCCAGCAGCTTACCGCTTAACAGATAGCCAAAAGAACAAGGTTTTCAGATCGTGGATGATCAATGAACTTGAAACTTCCTCCCCTAATTATCTGATCAGCGAATCCAAATCTCTCATAGAGATTGCCAGGGAAAAATTTCCTGATCAGTTAACTCAGGTAGAACTTGAGCTTCAGGGTAGATTCCTCAAACGCAAGGAGAAAACCGAAAAACTGATTGCAGACTTGAATGCAAAATCGAAAAAGAAATAAGGGGAATGGCTAAGACACGCGACTTTCCGACCGAGCTCAGACACTTTGTAAAGGTTTTGAATTCCTTCAAAGGCTATTGGTATGACTACGATATCTTTCGCGATTTCATAGATTATACCGCAGCCAGTTTTTTATGGGAGGGCGACAAGGAATTAGCTGAGCGGCTTAAGGATACTTACAAGGATGATTATCCAAGGTTTGCTGAAATGTTTGTGGCTTTGGTTCAAACTATGAATGACCGGATTGTTGAGGAGTTGGACTGGTATGATGCTTTGGGAACCTTATATGAGGAGATCTCTTCAAGAAGTAAATCTTCATTGCTTGGCCAGTTCTTTACTCCTCCCACGGTATGTGACTTTATGGCTCAAATTCAGCAACCACTTTCTGAATGTGGAGAGAAGAGAACCGGTTTGACTGTAAATGATCCTGCCAGTGGCTCAGGAAGAACCCTGCTTGCCTTTAAGAAAGTAGCACCAGGGAATTATCTGGTTGGTCAGGATCTGGATGCCATATGTACAAAAATGACTGCCATCAATATGGCTTTGCATGGCTGTACTGGCCAGGCATTAAACGGGGATAGTTTGCGACCGGACAATTTCGTATTTGGCTACGAGGTTAATTCAATGCTAAAGCTCACTGGCGGATTGCCTCATCTACTTCCCTTGAGAAAGGAGCAATCTGTATCCTACCGTATGTGGCATAATAAGCTCGGAGAGCCGATGCCGGTGCCTCAGTCACTCACTGTCCCGGATTCTGAACCACTGCCTTTGCAGAAGATAGCCAAGCGGCAATTTGAAGCCGGTGTGCAACTTTCAATTTTCTGATATGGATCCAATAGTAAAAAGAAGGTATAACCTTACTTACAAGGCCAAAAAAGCCGGAGCCCAGATTGATGGGAGAAAATTGCAGGTGATTACTGCTTTTGAAGACTTTGCATACCTGGTCAAGAATCGTTTTGCGTTGGCATTGATAAACGAGTACAATTTTGAGATCAAACAAGACAGACAACTACGCCTAAAACTGAAATAATGATTATCACTAAACAAGGAAAATTTTTCCGGATATCATTCAAATATTCTCCCTTCCTGATAGAAAAGGTAAAAGAACTGCCAGGAAGGGGCTATGATCCAACAAATAAATGTTGGGTGGTACCTGAAGCACATGAAGCTGAGGTCAGGAGCTTTGGACAGAGGTACAACTTCCAATTTGGTCTTGACATCGAGGATGAAAATGTAGGAGTAATTCCGGAAATGCCTGCCCTGGACACTCCGGTAAATCTGAAAATGAATTTATTTCCTTTCCAGGGAACGGGAGTTGCATATTCGCTTCAGAAGAAAAGGTTGATAATTGGCGATCAGCCCGGGCTCGGTAAAACAGCACAGGCCATTGCAACTATAACAGCAGCCAGTGCTTTTCCCTGCCTGGTAATTTGCCCGAGCTCACTCAAGATCAACTGGCAACGAGAATGGCATATGTGGACTGACAAAAAGGCGATGATCTTGAATGATAATGTTAAACAAAACTTTCATCTTTTTTACAGCTCTGGATTGACACACGTTTTTATAGTCAACTATGAAAGCCTCAAAAAGTACTTTGTTCAGAGCATAAACAAACCCGAGAATGCAAAATTGAGGCTTAACCATATCAAATTCAAAGAACAGTTTACCGGCATATTTAATTCAGTGATTATCGATGAAAGCCATCGGGTTAAATCTCTGGCCACTCAGCAAACCAAGTTCACCAAAGGTATCTGTACAGGCAAGGAGTACATCCTGGCTTTAACTGGTACACCAGTAATCAATAAGCCAAAAGATCTTATCAGTCAGCTGGGGATTATTGAGCAACTGGCTGCATTTGGTGGTTATAAAAACTTTGTGCAGCGATACTGCTCTGGACCGAATGAAGCTAGTAATCTTCGGGAGTTGAACTACAAGCTGAATCTAAACTGCTTCTACCGGAGGGATAAACAGGATGTGCTCAAAGATCTTCCAGCCAAAATGCGTCAGGTTGCATTATGTGATATTTCAACTCGTAAGGAATATGCCGATGCTGAAGCAAGCCTGGTTCAATATCTGATCAGATACAAGGATGCTGATGATGAGAAAATTGCCAGGGCGCTTCGAGGCGAGATCATGGTGATGATTGGAATCCTAAAGAATATTTCAGCCCGGGGCAAACTTAAAGATGTATTTGAGTTTGTCGATGATATCCTTGAATCAGGGGAGAAGCTCGTAATCTTCGCACACCTCAAAGAGGTGATATCTGCTATTCATAAGCAATATCCGGATGCTGTGACCATCACTGGTGATGATTCATCATCATCCCGGCAATATGCTGTTGATTCCTTCCAGAAAAATCCGGACCAGAAACTAATTATCTGCAGTATTAAAGCTGCCGGTGTCGGATTAACACTTACAGCCAGTTCACGGGTTGCTTTTGTAGAGCTTCCTTGGACAGCAGCTGATTGCGATCAATGCGAGGACAGGTGTCATCGTATTGGCCAACATGATTCTGTGACATGTACTTACTTCCTTGGTCAGAACACGATCGATGAGAAGATCTACCGGATTATTCAAACAAAGCGCGAGATCGCGGCCACGGTGACTGGTGCTACAGAACAAATTGAAGAAAGCATCGTCGACCTGGTAGCGGATCTATTTAATCAACCTCAATTAATGGAATCATGACAAAATATGAACTAGTCACTTTACAGTTTGAACTTTGGTTGTACACGGGTTTACCAATTACAGCTCTTGCAATTGGAGGCTTTCTTTACATGCATTTGAAACTAAAGAAAGGGAACAAAGAAACCTTGAGAACTTGGAGAGAGAATCTGACCTATGGAGACAAGGTAGCAGTTAATGATGGGGCAGTCAAGTTTAATGCTCAAATTACTCAAGTCTGGGAGGACCGGGTTCAGGTAATCAGCAAAGACATGAGAGTGGCCGCATATCCAAAGGAAGTAATCTACCCAATTGAATAGCTTATGAATTACATTGAGTTAATTAACCAATTTTGGCAAATCAGACGGAGCAAGAGAATAACCAGCTTACAGGCGGATGTTTACTTCACTTTATTAAATGAGTGCAACCTACGTGGCTGGGAGAATCCTTTCGAGGTTTCCAACAAGTTAATCTGCGCGACAATCGGCATCAGCGAACCAAGCCTGATAGATTCTCGCAACCGATTACAGCAAATTGGTTTAATTGAGTTTCAAAACGGGAAAAGAAACAGCCAATCACCAGTTTATTACTTAAATATTTTAAGTAGAAACCGAACTGTCACTTTAGTAGAACCTTTAGTAACTTCTTTAGATGAAACCGAGGAGAAAGCCGAACCTTTTATTAAACTAAACGAAACAAAACAAAATAAAAGAAGACCTCCTTTATCCCCTGTCGGGGATCCTGAATTTCCGGCATCAAAAATTATTGATTTGTATAATCAGATTTGTAAAAATCTCCCAGCTGTTAAAATCCTTACAGAAAAAAGACGAAAGGCCATAAATGCCAGGATGAGGGAGCATGGCAATGAAAAAGTAATTCAGATGCTTGAGAATGCCTCGAAATCAAATTTCCTTGCCGGGCAAAGTCAACGAGGATTTATAGCAGATCTTGATTGGCTGTTTAAACCTGAAAATTTTGCTAAAACGCTCGAAGGCAAATATGATGACCGCAATAAGCCAGGATACCAGGGAGCAACAACAACAAATGGGAAAGATTCTAATGTCGAGTACCTCGAAGGTGCTTATGAACGACTAACTCAACAGCCATGACAACTTCAACTGCAGTTCAAAAATTAACGAACGTTTGTACTTACCTGGATAGTACCGAGAAGGTATTTGTTTCGGCTGCTCTTACAGCTCCTATCTCCAGGATGCCTCAGGATGATTTGTTCAGAGGAATTCTTCAGATTGTGAATAGATCCTACCTTGAGCTTGGGCAGATGCCAGCCGGAACTACTACTGAAGAAAGAGACAAATCACTGAAAGCACTTGCCAATTTGATAATCATCGATATCAAAGAGTTCTTCCCCCGGCTGACACTGGATGAATTCAATTTATCTGTCCGCAGGGGATTAAGGTTCGAGTATGGTAAATATTTTGGATTCAATGTACTTACAGTTCACAAGTTTATTGAGTCTTATCTGGCATGTGAAGAGAGGGAGAATGCTTTAATGAAACAGCAACGATTTATGCAAGCGCTTCAAGAGAAGCAGGAACCGGAAACTCTCACAATCGAGCAGAAGTGGGAAATAATGAAAAGTGGAATATTGAGACAATTTGAGACTTATCAATCCACAAAGGTCCTCAGAGATTTTGGCAATGCATCATATGATTTCCTTGATAAGGCCGGGTTCATCAATTTGACTAATGATGAAAAGAAGAAGATCTACCAGGAGGCAGAAAATAAGTTACAGTCAGAAGCAATTGCGGACACCGGGTCAGATTTATTCATGGCCGCAGTCAGGAATAAATTCAAAGGGGAAGCACATAAGGCAGCGGTAATATCCAAAGCTAAGCAGCTGGCACTTGCTAAATTCTATGATTCCGATCCTGATGTTCCGGGAATACTTAATTCAAAACAAACTTTTAATACTTTCTGCAATGAGTGAAGAGGATTTACTACAGTCAGAATGTGTTCGCTGGTTTTCTTACCAGTACCCGAAGCTGAAGAAGCTCCTGTTCCATGTCCCAAACGGTGGGAAACGTCAATCTAAAATTAATAAGCAGGGGAAACGATATTCACCAGAAGCAAAAAAAATGAAGCTAATGGGAGTCGTTCCCGGGGTCTCAGACCTGATTCTCCTTGTATCCAGGAAAGGTTACGGCTCTCTTTGCCTTGAGATGAAAACTAAATCCGGAGATCAATCCCCAAGTCAAAAAGAGTGGGAGATCGAAGCGATCGCAGCCGGCAACAAATATGCTCTATGCCGTTCATTTGACGATTTTGAAAAAAACATTAAAGACTACCTGTCATGATCAGCCCATACATCGCACCCGGGATCACTCATTCAAAGGATCGAATACTGAAAAAAATCGCGGCCATTTATAAGCTTGAAGTAAAGGATCTGTATATAAAAACAAGGGTGACTCGGATAGTTGAACCGCGACAAATATCAATCGCGATTATGAAGCATGCCTGTAAGATGGCCAATAATGACCTGTCACTTGAATTTAATCAATCAGATTCTAACATTGTGCATGCCAGGAAGTGTGTGATGAATTTTTATCAGAACGATAGAAGTTTCCGCAAAAGAGTAGATGACATCCTTGAGGCTATTTTCCCTTTTCAGGAAGAAAGAGCAATGATTCTTAGTAAAATGCTTGATCCGAATATGGAAAAGCTGAGACCAAAATGCATGATGGCACAATGAGAAAAGCAATTATTTCTGAGTCAAAATAAGGAGGGATAAATGGGTAGATTGTCAAACACTGACAAATATATAATTGACAACTATTTGTCAATGCCGGTTAAAAGATTGGCCGCGAATATTGGCCGCAGTCAAAACTATCTTAAAACCCGGATGAGAAAGCTTAAACTTATAATACCTCAAGAGATTATTGAGCAGAGAAAAAAGGATTCTCGAATTAAAATAGGTTCAACACCTCCCAACAAAGGAAAGAAAATGCCGGAAGAAATTAAAAACCGCATCAGGCACACATTCTTCAAACCGGGACACCTGCCAATGAACGCCAAGCATGATGGCTATATTTCGGTAAGGAAAGACAGTAAAGGAAGGTATTATGCTCACATCCGGATATCACAAGGCAAATTTGATCTTTTACACCGGCACATCTGGATTCAGGAAAATGGACCTATTCCACAAGGAATGATTGTCGCTTTCAAAAATGGGAATTCATTGGACTGCAGGTTAGAGAACCTTGAAATAATTACCAGGAAAGAGAACATGATGAGAAATTCAATCATCAATCTTCCGGAAGATCTGAGAGAAGTAATTTTAGTATTAACCCAACTTAAACGCAAAATTAAAAAGTATGAAAAACAATGACCTGACTGCACTTCGTGATCACATGTTTGAAGTGATTGAGCGACTTAAACTGAAGAATGATCCGGATGCGGATGAAAAGGAAAAAATCGATGTCGAAACGGCAAAAGCAATCACCAATGCAGCTACAGTGATAGTTCACTCTGCAAAGGTTGAGGTTGACTTTCTTAAGCTCATCTCACAAGGTGATAATCCTGATGGTGTGAAGAATGCTGCCAGTAAAACGCAATTTCTTTTACCAAAGTAGGAGGGAAAATGTACTTATCAAAAGAAGATCGTGACTTACATCATAGCCTTGGCCATGTCGTTCTCAGGCCAAGAAGATCTGCAAGAACCAAAAAATGGGAGATAACCCATTACAACGGATGCCGGTATAATGCATACACATTCGACAAGTTCGAAACATGGGAGGATTGCCAGGCAAGAATAACCGAAATGGTTAAAGAAAACCCACGGAAGTTCATTTCAGATTACCAAAAGGAGGACTAAATCATGAAAATAAAATCGATACTGAATTCGAACGGATTCCTGATCACAGCGTGGATTCTATTTAATGCTATAGTCTTTTCTTGGCTCTCCATCATAATAGAGGAAAATATTTCCAACAATGAGCGAAATATTTCCATTCCGGAACAATTATCTCCAAAAGCCGGTGAAAAATTGCTCATCGGATCAACCTACCTGTACTTTCCTTCAGACTCCATCAATCCGTATTTTACGATTCATCCTGATACGGTTGTTGTAGTTGATACTTCCCGGGGCTATGTGCTCTTTTATGGTTTTTTCGGTGAGAAAAGCGAAGAAATCAGAACATTTGTCAAGTATTCAAAACTTTATAAAATCGATGGAGGGTATAATCCATGATCATAATTTCTCAAATCAGAATCGAACTCCAGCCAGAAGCAATTCTTCCATGCAGCATCGAAACAGATGAATCCCTTGACAGCTTTAGAAAAAGGATTCAGGATGATCTTGAAAGATACAATATCAAATCCACTGTTGAATTCATCTACAAAGAGTCTTCAGATAACAACCAGAAGTGATGAGAGAAAAAATACTTGATCATTATACCGTGCTTACCGGTTTCTCATATCGGCTTTCCAAAAACCGGGAAGATGCTGAAGATCTCATTCAGGACACCATTTGCACTGCTCTAACCAATCAGGATAAGTTTAAGGAAGGCACTAACCTCCGGGGATGGCTTTGTACAATCATGCATAACATTTTTGTAAACAAGTATCGCCGGAAAAGATTTCTTGATACCGAGAATGAAATGGCTCTTTTAAACCATTCGGTAAACCCCTCAGCTGAGACAATTATCGAACTTAAACATGTAATGTCTGCTATTGATCATCTGCCATGCAGAATTCAACGCTCCCTTTCGATGTTTGTAAAAGGCTATAATTATCAGGAGATATCAGAGGTTGAAGGAAAACCACAGGCAACCATCAGAAACCATGTCTTCCTGGGAAGGCAAATTTTGAAAAATCAATTTAAATAACAAACCATGAAAAGACCAGAAGCATTCATTAAGATGAAAGCTGAAAAAGAGAATGGGACTCTTACGCAGCTACCTGATTTACATCCAAGTTCTATTCAAGAACCAGACAAGAACTGTAAACAATGTGAAGGAACAGGATGGATAATTTACCCACTTGGTCACTTTAAAGAACTTAAAACTACATATCAGTATGATGGACATGATACAACTTTTTGTGCTTGTACTTTTTTTACCGAGAAAGAGTTGGCAATTTCAATGATTAGCAAAACTGTTTCAAAGTTGCATATTTAAGTTTAATGATACCACGCAAATAAATCACGGAAAACGTGAGAAAAATCACGAAAACTGTAAATAAAATCACGAAAAAATGAAAAAATTAACGATTTACATTGCCAGTAGTTGGAAGAACCAGCACGCAGTTGAGATGCTTACAGCCATTTTAAGAGAGAATGGCCATACAGTCATTTCCTGGGTTGAAAACAACTATGGTGAAGGCCACAACCATGTGACAAAAAAATTTGATTTTGAAACCTGGGTTAACTCTAAAGAATCTGAACAATCTTTTCAGTTTGATACTGAAGGAGCAACTACTTCAGATCTGGTCATATATCTTGGACCATCTGGAAAAGATGCTGCTGCTGAAGTGGGAGCTGCATGGGCAAAAGGAGTTCCTGTCATTGGGCTTTGGGCAAAAGGTGAAGACTTTGGTCTGATGCGAAAAATGATAAAGAAGTGGTATGAAAGAGTACCAGATCTTATTAATGAACTGTATCTGTATTCAGTATATGATTCAGTAGAATTTTAACCAATGATCGACATTAAAAAATCAGGTTACCTGGTCGAAATGATGGACGGATCACTCGGAAGGACTATCCATGAAAAAGGTATGGTTAATGGGAAAGTTCCTGTTTACAAAGCCACACTTGTCAAAGAATTCAAAGGAACAAAAATACCTCTTTCGTTCTCAGAAGCGGCAATTCTTTGCGATCCGGAAGGCTTAAAACAAATTGGATTCATCGATTAGCCACGGACAATAACTGCCAAAGTTATCGAACCACAGACAATTCAGCCAGCGTAAACCTAACTTTGTCAAAATAGTGCAAAATAGTACACCAATGGAAACCACTCTAACCCTATCATCTCGAGTACTCAAAACCGAAAACGTCAACTGGCGTGACTTCAAGTTCATCCAACAGGATAGCTTTAAAGACTTGGATCCTGATGCTGCTCACCGCCTCAAAGCATCCATCCTGGCCAACAATTTCACTCAGCCTTTTTACGTGTGGGAAGATCCTGAAAACGGTACTATTTTCTGCCTTGATGGCAAACATCGCACCCTGATGCTCGAACAGCTGATCAAGGAAGGCCACACCGTTCCTTATCTACTCCCGGCAACATTCATTCATTGCGAGAACAAAAAGGAGGCTGCAAAGCTGGTCACGATCTATTCATCCATCTATGCCCGGGTAAGCCAGAAGGGTTTGTTTGACTTCATGAAAGAATATGAGTTGGACTTTGCAGAGCTTAAAGATCAAATGGATCTTCCGGAATTTGATATGCTTGAAATGATGGAAATGTTAAACCCAACAGATGTAGCTGCCACACAAGCAGCTGAGGCACGGTCAAGCCTTCAGGAGAAGTTTATCATCCCACCATTCAGCATCTTCGATACAAGGCAGGGTTACTGGATGGACCGGAAGAGAAAATGGATATCACTTGGACTGGAGAGTGAGGATGGCAGGGCAGAGGAATTGTTCATGGCAAAGAGTGGCCAGTCCACAGGGATATACAATCTCCGTAACCGGATGAGAGAGGCAACCGGCCAGGATCCTTCCTGGGATGAAATCCTGAAAGAAGCAAAGAAAAGGGGATTGCATGTATATACCGGGACCAGCATCTTTGATCCGGTATTGACTGAGGTAGTTTATTCCTGGTTCAACATCCCGGGTGGTGTTATTCTTGATCCATTTGCCGGAGGATCGGTGAGAGGTCTTGTCGCTTCTGAGCTTGGTTTCAATTACATCGGCATTGACATACGTCCTGAACAGGTTGAAGCAAACATTCAGCAAGCAATGCTCCTGGGTGCAAAACAAGCTGAATGGATCACTGGAGACAGCAGCCAATTGAATGAACTCCTTCCAGAATCATTCCGGGCTGATCTTATTTTCACCTGTCCTCCGTATGCTGACCTTGAAGTTTACTCTGATTTGGAAGGCGACCTTTCAACCATGGAGTATGATAAGTTCCTTAAAACCTATCAGCAGATCATCAAGCAATCATGTGGCCGGTTAAAAGATGATCGGTTTGCATGTTTTGTCGTTGGTGATATCCGGGACGAGTCCGGAATTTACAGGAATTTCGTAAGTCAAACTATCGAGGCATTCCTGGAGTCAGGTATGGTACTGTATAACGAGATCATCCTGATCAATGTTGCCGGCAGTCTCCCGGTTCGGGTCGGTCGGCAGATGGCCAACAGCAGGAAGGTTGGCAAGATGCATCAGAATGTATTGGTGTTTTACAAAGGTGACTCCAAAAAAATAAAGGAGAATTTTCCAGAAATTGAGGTAAAAGAAATGTCGGAAAATGCTTGATTCTTCAGAAATATCAACCCAATATTGTATTGTCTTTCAGCCCTTTGGGCTTAGTGAAAGACTGGGTTTATGTTGTATTTTCTTTCCTCCTAAAGAGGGTTCTTTTGAGAAGTTTTTTACCATGAGAAAAAACACTGAAAAGAAAAGATTTCGCGATCTCTAAGATTTTAGCGTCTATGAAAATGGACGCTAAAATTGTTCTTATGGACTCTGAAATAATTGATCAAAATGACAGGACAAAAGTCAACCAAAGTTGAAACCGATAAACGAATTAGAGCTGTCCAGGAATGGATGATGCAAGGCATTACCTCAGCTGACATTGTTCGCCAAGTCATGGTCAAGTATGATTTGAAAGAACGGCAGGCTTATAAGTATATCCATAAAGCATACGATGCATTCCGGGAGCAATCAGAAAAAGACATCGAAGCCAGGAGGCAGTTCCATATTCATTCCAGACTCAAATTATTCCGGGATCTTCAGGACAAAAAATCAAGCAAGCCAGCCGGTACTGCTCTGGCCATACTTCAGGATATCGCAAAACTCGAAGGCCTTTATGTTGAGAGAACAGAGGTCATCATAAACGATAAAAATAGAATAGCAGCATTGTTCCCCACTGAAGAGGAGTTGAATGAGCAAGAAACTGATTAATAAGAATTTCAAAGCTCTTGTCAATGCTTACAATTCAGGAATGAGGGGTGTTGTTTTAGAGGGTTCCAGCCGGTCCGGGAAGACTTGGGCAGGGATTGACTTTGAACTTTATCTGACATCCCATGCCTCCGAGAGGATAGTAATTAACAATGTCCGGGAAACATACAACAGTTTCAAGACTACCCTTTTCGATGACTTTGATAAACGGTTGAACCAAATCAACCTTAAGTCTCCATTCCAAAATCAAGACGTTACCAGCTTCAATCTTTTGGGGAACAAAGTCAACTTCATGGGAGCTGACAAGGTCGGAAAGTTTCACGGAGCTGGCTCAGATTTCTTTTTTATAAATGAGGTATTGAGTGGTATTGAAAAAGAATTCTTTAACCAATTGGAACAGCGTTGCAGGAAGTTTTGGTGGTTGGATTACAACCCATCGGCATCTGATCATTGGGTTTTTGATCTTGAGAAACGTCCTGATGTCCTTTTCGTGAAGTCAACCTTCCTGGATAATCCTTTTATCTCAAAACATGAGAAGGCTAAGATTCTCAGCTATGATCCCGGGAATCCTGTGAACATCGTTAATGGCACAGCTGATGACTATATGTGGAAGGTCTATGGTCTGGGGCTCAGAGCCACTCCTGAAGGATTGATTTATACCGTTAAATGGATTGATGAATTACCGGAAGAATTTGAGTCAGAGTTTTATGGTGTCGACTGGGGATACACGATAGACCCGACAGCCATAGTTCGGATCAGGATTTCTGGCCGGAATTTGTATGCAAAGGTGCTCACCTACACACCTATTGAATCGGATGATGAATGTCTTGAGGTAATCAGGAAGATCGATGCAAAGGGTGAGTATTGGGCTGATAGTGAAAACCTGACCAGGATTGCCCACATCAGAAGGGGAGGAATTAATATCTTCCCGGCCAAGACAAAGAAGATCAAGTTCGGGATTGGTAAGGTTAAGAATTTCAACATTCACCTGGTCCGGGATCCAGCAGCTAAAAAGGAAGCCGAAAATTACAAGTGGCGGATGATCGATGGCATCCAACTGAATGAGCCGGTCGACAAACACAATCACATGTGGGATGCTATCAGGTATGGAGCGGTGAGTAATTGTGAATGAAAGCTGCCCCGGGGTGGCTTTTTTCATTTTATAACTCACCCCCTTATTTCAATAACTTTCAAAATATCCCCATTTTTTAGTATATATATTTGACGAGCTCTTAAATGCTCACCATGGCCTCCTTCTCATTCAAGTCTCTTTTTGGCTTCAATTCACCTGCCAGATCTGTCGTGAAAGACAAGGATGGTAAATTTTTCTACGCTTTTGGATTCCCAAAAACAGTCCAGGATACAGTTACCATCATGGGGCAAAGCTCAGCTTATAACATCTGCCCTGCGGTAAATGGAATCATCAACCGTAAGGCCAGAGCATTCACAAACGGCAAATGGTGGATACTGGACAAAGAAGGAAATGAAGCCACAGGATCCGCAGCTTCTAAAGTGAGTGTTATTCAGAAACTACTCAAGAGACCAAACCCCCTTCAGAACTGGAATCAATTCATGGCTCAGGCCAAGGTATATGAGCAGGTTTATGGGGAGGTTTTCATTTTCTCAATTATCCCGGCTGGTTTCACTGACAAGACTAAGGTGAAGGCTCTATGGGTAGTTCCAAACTGGATCATCAATGTTAAGCTCACCGGCAAGCATTATTTTCAAACCGAACTGGATGATATCATTGAAGGTTATGATATCAGCATCAATGGATCGAAAACCGATTTGCCTAAAGGCAGTGTGATTCACATCCGGGACATCAATCAAAATTCCACTGATGTCATCAGGGGACAGAGTAGGCTTGCATCCCTCCAGGACCCAATATCAAACATTATCGCTGCTTATGAAGCGAGGAATGTTCTCATCACTCGAAAGGGAGCCCTCGGGATACTGTCTAATCAAACAAGAGATGCCGCTGGTGCAGTTCCGTTGAAGGATACTGATAAAGATGAAGTACAGAATGACTTCAGGAAATATGGTCTTGGAAAGGATCAGTATCAGGTGATCATCACCAATGCCAATTTGAAGTGGCAGCCTATGACATTCCCGACCCGGGATCTGATGCTATTTGAAGAAATCGAGGACGATGTCAGGCAGATTGCTGACAACTTCGATTATCCAATGTATCTGCTTGGATTCAAAGCTGGCTCAACATTCTCAAATGTTGGTGAAGCCAAAAAGTCCTTATATCAGGATACCATCATCCCGGAGGCTGAAGGATGGGCTGAGGTATTTACTACCTTCTTTGAGCTTGAAGATATTGGGTTGAGGCTTTCTGTTTATTATGATCATCTCGATGTTTTCCAACAGTCAGAGAAAGAAAAGGCTGATGCTCTTCTATCAAAAGTAAATGCAAATTTACCACTCCTGGAAAAGAATCTCATCACCCTCAATCAGTTCATGGTTAACCTTGACTTTGATAACCGTGGTACTGAAGGAGATAAATACCTGAGCGAAATTCAATCCATGCCACTAGCTGTGAAGCTCGGCGTTGGAGGTACTCAGGCAATGCAGGCAATTCTTGCCGATACAAATATCCCGGATAATCGTAAACGTCAAATTTTAATCATTCTGTTTGGAATGTCCGAACAGGATGCTAATGCGATAATGTCGTCATAAAATGGACAATCTAACAGTTGAAAAGAAATTGGAGCTTTTAAAAGCTAAGCAACGGATCAAGGCAGCTCTTGCCTCCCGGCCAGTGATTTATAAAAGCTTTTCAGCAGAGATAAAATCTGCTGACACTGAAACCCGGATCGTGTCTGGCTACCTGACATCATTCAATAAAATGCAGGATGATGGTGATGTACTGATCAAAGGTTGCTTTGCAAAGTCGATTCTTGAACGCGGTCCTGAATCAAAAACAGCCCGGAAAATCGCTTACCTATACATGCATGACATGAAGGATCCTATCGGACACTTCACAGTGCTAAAGGAAGATGACTTCGGATTGTACTTTGAAGCTTACATTGACAAAATCCCTCAGGGAGATCGCGTACTAGAGCAGTACAATTCCGGGACTCTTAACCAGCATTCCATTGGTCTCAGATACGTATGGGATAAATGCCAGTGGGGAGAATGGACACTTCCTGATGGAACGACTACCGATGCTTTCATATGCTATGAATTACTCCTGTTTGAAGGCAGTGTCGTAACGATGGGTAGCGATGAGAATACTCCATTTTTGGGAATGAAGGCCGAAACAATTGAATCGGAGCGCAATGCTCTGAGCCGTGAAACTGAACGTATCCTCAAGGGATTAGACCCTGAGTCACAATACGAGATTCGTAAACTTATCACAAAGCATGTTTCACTTGCCGAAACTGAGCCGCAAACAGCACTCAAGGAAAAGGGCAAGCCGGAACCGGTTGACTATGATAAGGTTGCGAAAGCACTTGAAATCAAATTTTTAACTAATCAACTAATCAACTAAAATGAAAAAGCTTAAAGAACAAAGAACGAGGAAACTCCTGTTTCTTTCTGTGATGATCCTGTCAATTGTGGCCGCAATGGCATTTATGACAGCACCCGAAAAGGCTTTTGGTGCTACCACCGCAATGGCTATTGTCGTCGGAGGTGTTACTCTGGAGGGCAAAGAAGAAGCGATGTATAAATCTCTTGCCGATGTGATCGAGAAGCAAAAGGAGAAGTACGACAAAGAGTATATCTCTGAGCAGAAAATGCTGGACACTATTGCGGAAAAGATCAAGGCCTCGAAAATTAACTTTGCGGACGATGAAGAATTTAAGAAGCTAAATTCTATCATTGAAAAGCAGGGACTTGAAATTGTAGCCCTCAAAGATGTCGGAAGTAAACAGCCGGTATTCAAATCATTCGAAGACCAAATCAAAGATCAGATCAAAGAAAAGAGCCTGATCGATGCTGTTAAATCAGCACCGGGTCAGAAACTGAAAATTGAACTGAAGGCTGCAAACGTGCCGATAACTACGGCCAATGCTGTCAATCCGGCAAGTGCATACATCCCAATGCCAACAATGGACTCGGCATGGGACAGAGCTCCACGTTTGGCAAGGTTCCTCAGGATGTTCGCTTCTGTAGCTACCACCTCCAGTCCTCTTCATGTGTGGGCTGAAAAATTCAATGAGCAGGGAGATGCTGAGTTCATCGGTGAAGGTGAACTCAAACCAATGATCTCCTTCCAGATCAAGACACGTGATTCAAAGGCAAAGAAAATAGCCGTTGGAGCCAAGTTCACAACTGAGACTTTGCAGGATATCCCCAATTTCGTGGCTGAACTCAAGAGTGAAATCCTTGAGGTAGTTGATATCAAAGAAGAAGCTGGACTTCTAAATGGTGATGGTATCGGGGACAATCTGTTAGGAGTGATTCAACAGGCTACTACCTATGTTCTCACTACTATCTTTACCAGGGGTGCAAATAACTTCGATGCTATGAAGGCAGCAATTACCCAATTGTTTACCCTCAGCCAGATTCCTAATGTTGTTTTTGTGAACCCGATTGATAAGGCCAACATGGAGCTTACCAAAGCTTCTGATGGTCATTACATCCTGCCTCCGTTCAGTACTGCAGATGGTACTATTATCTCCGGTGTTCGTGTGGTTGAATCAAACTCAGTTGCTGTAGGTAAATTCCTGCTTGGTGACTGGACAAAGCTCAACATCCGCGATTACATTGCTTTCGAGATCACTCTTGGTTGGGAAAATGATGACTTCACAAAGAACCTGGTTACTGTTCTTGGTGAAAAGAGGCTCATGTCTTACATCAAAGAACATCAGAAGACTGCATTCCTCTATGGTGATTTTGCAACTATAAAGGCTGCGATCGAGGAAGAAGTTGGAGGATAACTTTCCTCATGCATTACGACTTTCCCTTATTAATCTTTAATCAATAATCTAATCATGGCAAAAGAAAACAAACCGGTCAAACTCACTGAGAAAGTGAAGATCGTTGCTACCACAAAAGCAAAACACATGGTTCCTGGTGAGGAATATGAAGTGCACCCAATACAGGCAGATTTGCTGAAAAATAAAGGGTGGGCAGAGGATCCCGGAAAGAAATCCAAGAAAGCTGAGTAACCATGCTGATTGATCAGTCCTATTTCGTTGGAGAAATTCTCGTCCCAAACCTGACAGGTGTGGGTCCAATCCCGGCTGGGAATGTCGAGGAACTGAACCGGTTCATTGTAAAATATGAACCGGACTACCTTGATGAAGTTCTCGGCTCTGGCTTGTCTGAAGCTTTTCAGGCAGGCGTTTCAATTGCAACTCCGGATCAAAGGTGGATAGACCTGAAGGCGAAGCTACTTAATGCAACTAGGAAAGAATCTCCTATTGCAGGCTATGTTTACTACCATATCTACCGTGACCGTTTATCCACCAGCTCCGGACTTGGTGAAATTGAATCTGCCGCTGAGAATGCCAATGTCGTACTCAACACCGACAAAATGATGAGAGCTTACAATGATGCTGTCAGGAAGGGAAGGGCTGCTTTTGAGTGGGTAAAAACCAACTCAACGTCCTATCCGGAATTTGATCTAACACACTGCTTCAAACTATCAACTGTCAACACTTTTGGAATATGAGTTCGCCTGTAATCATCGATATCTTCAGGAACATCACGGATAAGGCTTCCGTAAACCTGGGCATGTCCTTGAATTACATGCATGGCCACCCGAAGGAAATCACTGATAGCCTTACCGAGATGACCAAGAACCCGAAGGCAGCTGCCGGTAAATATCCTCTTGTTGCTCTTTTCCAGGACTTCGAAGAGGATAAATCAGGTGACTTTATCAAGGTTAAGCTGCAGATGATCATTGCTGTGTTGACAAGCAATAAGATGAAAGCCCCGGAGAGATATGATGCTTCATTCAGGCCTTTCCTGTATCCGATTTATGATGAACTGATCAAGGTGATTCCCAAATCAGGATACTTCAATGAAACAACAGTAAAGCAGGTAAAGCACATCAAGATTGATAGGCTTTTCTGGGGCAGGAATGGCTTGTATGGCAATCAGGGTAATGTCTTCAACGACTATGTGGACTGTATCGAAATCAAGAATTTATCGCTTAATGTTAAACCAATTAAATGTTAATCAATGGCTGAGTTAAATAACCCAGGTTGTGTCCTGGTACTGGGAGCGAACACCGGAATTCCCGGTTGTGATTTTGCTCCTGATAAGTTTGTCGGGGCAATCCTGATTGACAAATCAACCATCATCGCTGATGCCGATATCCCGAGCATCATCGCGAAGCTCCAAGAGCTTACCCTCGTTACCGGCCAAGGTCGGATTCATCCAATTTTCCGTTTTGAGGAAATCGCTGATAACTCCGCAGAGGAGACTGTTGCAACCCTTGGATATGGCTCTATGCAAGTCGTTAAGGAAGGGAAATATGACTGGACATTCCGGATCGTAAAAGGAGGCTTATGCCTTAACAACAAACTGCGTGCTTTCAACAAATCAAACAAGAAAGTTTTGTTTGTCGATTCGAGCAATGTAATCTATGGTACCAGAGTAGAAGGCGGTATTACCGGTTTCACAATGGATTTCTTCTATGCCAAACCTTTCAAAGCAAACGATGCCAGCAATGCTGCAATTTTCAATGTTCGCTTTGCACTTGCAAAACCTGAGGAATTCAATGAGAAAGTTGCTTTCGTGAAAACCGATCAGGATGTGGAAGAATCTGTAAAAGGTTTGCTCGATTTGGAACTGGTTCAGCTGGCCGTTGCTGCCGGTAAAGTTACAGTCGGTATCAGAACCGCATGTGACAAAGTGGATATCTATGAAGCCCTCGGGGATGCACTCGCTGCAGGTGAACTGTGGAAAGTAACCAAGGACGGAGCACCCGTGGTGGTTACTTCGGTTGCAAAAAATGATGTTGCTGGTGGATGGGATGTCAGCTTTGTTGGTGTCGGTGAGCATGCTATTACCCTGGTGTCTGCTTCAGAATTGGCCGCTGCCAATATCGGAGGATATCCGGAGAATGGATATGAAGCCGGAATTCTGAAATCAATCTTACCTTAATCCGGAGGAATGATCATGGGAAAGGACGTGTTTATTAAGATGGACGGGGCTTCGGTTAACGTAGCCCACGTCCTTTCCTTTTCAACAGAAAAGGAATTCGTGGAAGCTTTTGATGATAAGCTATACAATGGCCGAGAACAAAAAGTCCGCAAAGCTCAACTAAAATCACTCTATAAACTCGCAAAAAGACAAGCAGATGAACTTTCAAAAACCACTATCGGGAAGGATAACAAGTAGGTTTGGTCCAAGGAAGCATCCTGTCTCTGGTAAGGTCGGATCATTTCATAACGGGATTGACATTTCCGCTCCAACGGGAACCGATATTGTTGCTCCGGACTCAGGAAGAATATCAGAGGTATGGACTCACGAGAAGGGCGGAAAATGCATGGCCATGATTGGTCGTACTGGAATCCGGTTTGGTTTCGCTCATCTGGATCAGCAACTTAAGAAAGTTGGCGACATTGTCAATATGGGTGATGTTATCGCTAAATGTGGCAATACCGGAGTCAGCACCGGCAGTCACTTACACTTCACTGTCAAACAAAACGGAAACTGGGTTAATCCTGAAACTTACTTCAAATTCTAATGGAGAACTTCAATAGCATCATATACACAGTGATAGCTTCTATTGCTACAGGGCTAGGTGGTTGGTTGTTTGGTAGGCGAAAAAATAACGCTGATGCTAGGCTTGTTGAGGCACAAGCGAAGCTGGAGGAAACCAGGGCGCAAACTCAGCAGATCGAGAACCTTGGAAAAGCAGTTGATATCTGGAAGGAGGCAGCTGAGAATCTCAATGCTCAATTGAAAATTTATGTCGAAGAAATGCAACGTTTGAAACTCGAGAACAATGAGATTAAAGTCAAGTTCGAAGAGCTTAATGTGGCTTTAAATAAAGTTCAATGTGAGAATGGCCGGTTGAAAAAGGAAATCGAGAAGCTAAAGAATCCTGGTAATGACTGATGCAGCAGGCTTATTGGATACTTTGAATCAGCTGGATGTCGGTCGTGAATCAAAGGCAGCAATCGGGAGGACAAGGGATGGTATTCTTGATCTCAACCGGGAACAGTTGCTTCATGGTTTAAGAGCTGACAGAACTACCATGCCAGACTATTCATACATTTCAGTAACAATGTTTGGTAAGCCTCAAGGACCAATAATGCTGTATGATACGGGTTCATTTCATAACTCATTTCAGCTTGATGTAGATTCGGATGAATTTGAGATTCTGGCAGAGGATCTTCATGAACTGGAGGAACGATATGGGGAGGAGATTTATGGCCTTACTCCATCAAATCAGGAGTATTACAACCAGGAAGTTTTCTTCCCGGAATTGATGTCAGCGGTTGAGGAATTAACAGGCTTATGAGTTGCGGTTGCTTACAACAAAGTAAAGAAAGGCTTAATTATGACAACATCAAACGGATTGCCATTAAATGGGCTGCCCAGGAGAATAAAGAGTATTTTCTCTTCCGTCATCAGGAAGGGATTTTCGGCTTTATTGCAATTGATGACCCGCAAGCATCGGAGCAAACCCCTATCGAATTTATACACCCGTTGCAGTCAGACTCCGCTTGAAGTTTTTATCGATGTCCTGGTTAATAAGAATCTGAACCGGCTTGTCAGGTATGGTAAAGCAACCCAGAATCAGATGAACGAAGCCTGGGAATTAATCTTTACAGAATACTGTGAGATTTCAGGATCTCCGCAGTATCAAAGGCTGCTTAATCTTTCCCGGGAAATAGGAGGGCTTCAGAGTAAACTTCTTTCAATCCAGCTATGCATTAGGGTTTTGGGTTACCGGTATAGCTCCAAGTGTGTGGCAACTCTGAGACGGCTTGGATACAATTACAGATTCAACCTTCAGGATCCGGAAGGATATCTTAAGGATATAAAAGCTGTGATGACAAAAAGTAAATCAGTTGAATTGGCGCTGGATCAATCCCTGGTCGATTATAACAAGCTCATGAAGGAATCGGACGGGAAGAACCTATCAGAAGAATATTTCCAAAAGGCTTTGGTTGAGCTTTCAAAGTTTATGGGATTCCGGATCGATGCAAAGGAAGTTACTGTTTCGGAGTATGTCGCGATTGTGAAACGGAGGGAAAAGGAAATAGAATACTTACTGAGCAAGCAAATACCCAACAAAAAAGCACATGCCAATAATTACTAACCAATATATGAACCCTAGACCGGCAAAAACAAAAGGAGGTTCATTCTCGAATTTCTTGCATTCTCGTTTCCACCTGATTTCATCAGCCTTTTTATGTATGTCCTCTTCTACACTTTTCACAAGATGTGCATACTCAACGACATCAAGACCCAGTTTTTCCCAGGGGGTTTCTGCTCTCTTTTGCAGTTGTTTCACTTCCTGATTGCTTGTTTCCATAATTCAAAAATACTAAATAATGGCTTCCAAAGGTAGAATTGATTCAATTGTTGATATACCCAAAATTCAGGATGAAATCAAATTCCTGACAGGGAGTCTTGAGCGTGTATTGGATCAGATTGAGTCTATCGCTGAAGCTGGTGCTAAGCTGAAATTTGAAGGTTTTGGACAAGCGAAATCAATTAAGGAAACTGCCGCTGCCACAACAGAAATGGAAAAGGCCTTAAAGGATATTGAAAGTCTTACGGCTCAATTAAACAAGATATCAAATGAAAGGCTTGAACTTGAAAAGAAGTTAATTAGTATTGAAAAAGAAAGGGTGTCAGTAAGCCAGGGAAATGCCAAAGTAACTCAGGATGAAGCGAGCTGGTCACTAAAGAAAGTGTCGGCTGTTTTTGAAGAGGTAAAACTTACAAAGGAGCTAAAGGATGTAATTAATTCTGTGCTTGGGACCAAGCAGGAGAATATAAAAAGACTAGCTGAAGAGCAAGCCAGATTGAAGGAAGTGAACTCTTCTATGCGGGACAATGCAAAGGCATTTGAGAATGGTGCGAAAAATGGAAAAGAATACCTCGCAACCCAGCAAAGATTGATCGATGAGCAAAGTACTTTAAAGGTTGCCATCAGTGAACTAACTGCTAGAATCAAGCAGGAAGAAAAAATTGAACAGGCGGCAACAGGAACTGCAAAGGAGAAATCTTTAATACTTGATAAACTAAGGGAAGCTTACAAAAACCTGTCTGAAGAACAAAAGAACAATTCTTCGATTGGTGGCCAGCTTCAGAAAGAAATTAGCAAGATGGATGCAGGGCTTAAAGAGTACGATGCGACCATCGGCAACCATCAGCGCAATGTTGGGGATTATGAAATTGCTGGCCGGTCTATGAGAACCGAGTTGATGCTCATGACTGAGCAACTTGCGAGGATGAAGCAAGAAGGATTGGAGGATTCAGATGTATTTAAAGAGCTTTCTTTGCGTGCCGGTGAAATGAGGGATGCTTTTGATGATGCTCGGGCTGAAGTAAAGAAACTTGCTTCTGACACTGGCGGTCTGGATCAATTGATTTCTGTCGCGGAGGGGTTGGCCGGAGCATATACTGCCATTGAGGGTGCATCTGCTTTATTGGGAGTTAAGAATGAAGAACTTCAACAAACCTTTGTCAAACTTCAGGCTGCAATGGCCGTTCTCAATGGCTTGAGATCAATCCAGAATGTTCTTCAAAAGGAGAGTGCTGCTTATACCCTGGCGGAGAACCTTCAGAAGAAATTGAGTGTACTTCTTACCTATGCACAGAATAAAGCTGAGACAGGAGGAATCCTTACTCGTAAACTTGCTACGGCTGCTCAGTGGGCTCTTAATAAAGCTATGTTGGCTAATCCTGCCGGACTTCTTTTGGCAGCTTTAGCAGCTTTAGTTGCTATTGGTTATGTGCTTTTTAAAGTGTTTACTTCCAATGCCGAGATTCAAAAAACCTATGCATCTGCCATCCGGAGTACTCAAAAAGCAGTTGTGAATCTCAATAGGGAGCTTGAAAGAAATATCAAGGTAATGGAAGCCACCGGATCAACTCAACAAGATATCATAAAAGAAAAGATTAGAGCTGCTGAGGATGAGTATAAACGGCAATCTGTTCTAATCCGTATGCTTATAGCTGAATATAAGAACCTGACTGATGAGCAAAAAGAGCAATTAAAAGAACTTCAGAAATCACAGGAAGAGAACAATAAACGGATTGCAGATCTGAATGATGATCTATATATAAACAGCCTGAAGCAGCAGAAACAAACTCAAAAGCTGAAACTTGAAAACATGAAGGAAGGCCTAAATAGAGAGCTTTCACTCCTGAAATTTGAAGCTGATCAGCAAATTAGAGAGGCTGGGAATAATGCTGAATTGGCAATGCAAATCAAATCAAATCAGCTTAAGCGAGAACATGAGATCAGGAAAAAGTACGCACATGATTATCTGAAGACTGAAAAGGAAACTATCAGTAAGCTCAATGAAAGTAGAATCGGCATCATGCAAGATGGATTTGAAAAAGAGTTGGCAGATTTGCGTTTTCAATACCAGCAAAGAATTTCTGATCTGGAAATGCAACTAAAAACTGAGGAGCATCTTACCCAGGAGCAGCGTTCTCGGATCAAGGAAACGATTCTCAACACTCAAAAGGAACTTGCCAAAGAGGAAGAGAAACTTATTATTGAATCCTCCATAACTGCAAATCAAAAACATATAGAGTTAATTAATACCCGGTTAGATACTGTTAGAAAAGGGTCAAGTGATGAATTGGAATTGAAACTTAAGTCCATCGACTTACAGCGCCTAATAGAACTAGCAGAAGCAGAGAAAACCGGACTTGATAAACAGGCCATTATCGATAAATATAATAAGCTGGCAGCTGATGAGAGTTACAACTTTTTAATTGCTCAGCTTGATGTTGAATCGCGTACCAGGATACTTTCTCTTGATCGGTTAAGGCAAATAGAACTCCGATCACTTCGGGATCAGCTAGAGCAAAAGCTTATCACATCGGAAGAGTATGCTCAAAAGATTGAGGAGGTTGAGTCAAAGTATAATATCAAGAAGGCTGAGAATGCTCTGAAACTGGCACAGCAGGAGCTTGATAAGATCAAGGAACTCGGTGGAGATACTTTGGCAGCTGAGGAGAAACTCACTGCCGCACAGATGGCCTTGGATGATACCAAGACTGCAAACTTCATTCGGAACCGGGAGAAAGAAAAGGAGGCTCAGCAACAATTAAATGAGAGGTTAACTGAGCTTGGGCAGGAATTGTTTAATACAGCCCAAGCAGTTAGTGATGCTACATTCTCTAACAGGATCCAGAATATAGATTCTGAAGCCAAAAAGGATGAAGATGAAAAAGCTAAAGAGCTTCAGCGAGCAGGAAACAATAAGGCGCTTATTGAACAGATTAATGCGAAATATGATGCCAGGGAAAAGCAGAGAGATGCTCAGAGACGTAAGATAGAAGTTGAACAGGCCAAGTTTGCTAAGACTGCAGCCATTTTTCAGATCGCAATTAATACCGCTCAGGCAATATCAAAGATTTGGGCTGAAGTACCAAAAGTAGATTTTGGAGTTTCAACAATAGCATTAACCGCAGTTGCAGCTGGTATTGGACTGGCACAAGCCGCAGCGATTGCATCTCAACCGCTGCCAAAGTATTGGCGTGGCCGGGAATCAGGTCCAGCCGAATGGGCTATCGTTGGAGAAAAAGGACAGGAAGCAATTCAGTATCCATCCGGGGAGACTTTCTTAACACCAGGCAAACCAACTATAACATTCTTACCTGCTAAAGCAAAGGTTATCCCTAATCATGAATTAACAGAACTTGCTGAGATGACTGCTTTCCAAAATCTTTCTGCAGCTCCGGTACCTATTTCTTCTTATGATTTCAGGAGGCTAGAAAAAGAAGTGTCCGGGCTCTATTCGGGTTTCTCGATGCTGGCCGATACAGTCAGGAATAAGAAGGAATTCCATATAAACATTACCGAGAAAGGGATGTACAAACTGGTTAAGAACGGTCATTCATTCCAGGAGTATTTAAATAGCAAGGTGAGGATATGAAAGACCTGATTTATATTGTTACCAAAGGACTAACGTCAACCACTCTGGAGCATTCTCCGGATGGGTGGGATGACTCTGTAGTGAACATTGAAAGATCCTTATCATTTTATGGAATCTTTAGAAGCTACACTGTAAGCCTGAAGTTCATGTTGGATGGAGCATCCCTGCTTAGGAATTATTTCTATTCGAAAGAAACCGAAGATGTAAAGCTTGTCATTAAGAAACTGGACCGGATGACACTTACCTATCAAACGATCTTTACAGGGATATTTGACTTTACAAAATTTGTGGATACTGATTATTATGTTGAAATAGTTATCAATGATAAAGGACTGTCGAACCTGATTAAAAGTAATCTTGAGAATGAGTATTATGTAACGTTTCTAACATCGAACTCATTCAGGATCTACGCTGGTAGTTCCTATACAACGGTTGAATTTATTTACTTCAGCCGACTGCTGAGCCTTATTCTTGACAGGGCAACAAATGGAGGAGTTAACCAGGGGATTTATGAAATTGATGATCAGGTTTTAACTGCTGAGGAAGCCGGGTCACTTAGAAAAGTATTGACAAATCACAATGCACTGAAAGGCTTTAAGATGTTCAATGCTAAGACCAGTCTAAAGGATGTCCTGAAGGCGCTGTTTGTTTTGCATCAAATAACGGCAAGTGTTGAAACTGTTTCCGGGAAAGAAACCCTGGTACTGAAAAAACTGGATGCTGTATTCTCTCATGACAATACTCAGACATTAACCAGCCGGATATCAGACTTTAAGTTATCGATCGCCAGTGATTTTATTTTTGATCGTATCAGCATCGGACATCCTTCACAGGATTATGGAGATATGGTTGAAGTAAACCGTGAATTCAATTGCACATCAATATTCAAGAGTAAGAATATTATGAATGTCAATTCGGAATTGGATCTGGTTTCCCCATACCGGGCTGATTGGAAAGGAATGAAGGATTCAAAGAATAAGCCCAATGAGATCGTCGATGAAGATGAACTATTTGTTGGTGTAGTTCAACGAGTTCCTCCTGAAAATTATCTCAAGCTGGAAGATGGTGTTGTGTATAATCCTTCATTACTGCCAGCCCAGGCTTGGCATAATACAAGAATTTCACCAAGGCACCTATTGCAATTTCATCAGAATTTCATTGATTCCTGCCGGTATGGAGGACCCGGGCTAATTGAGTTTATCAGTTCCTCATTTGTCAATAATGCCAATAATACTACCTACGCAGGTATTGACCCCGGATTAAATGAAGGATCAGGATTTGAGCATGGAAGTAGCAGTCTGTTTATCCCTCTTTATGCTGAATTTACAACTGACCTACCGGCAGATATTATCATAACAGTTACTGATAATCCATACTCGGATTTTGAATTTCAGTATAACGGTTCATGGTTTTCAGGTTATTTGATTGGTGTAGGATTAAAACTACATGGTAAATCGAGTGCCAAATTTAAACTCCTACTTTCTCCCAGTACTGATCTCTCAAAACTTATACGGTGATGGCTGAATTATTTAAAATCCCTTTTTTAAATCCACTCCAATTCCGGAAAATTCCTGATGGGAAATTTGCATGTGATCTCATTCCAAGTTTTGAACAAAAAGCGGTTTATATCCAAAAATTTCAGAAAGGTGATATCCTGAAATTCCAAGTTCAACTCTTGATTGGAAATTGGAATTCGATCTCCTACAGAGTACTGGACGAATCTCTCAAGGAAGTCAGTCAATTTACTGGTGGTCTAACTGGAGTTAATGGAGACTATAACATATGGTCAGTTCGATCTACAGATAATATCCTGAACCTTCCATCTGGGATTTATTTTATTGAATTAAATATTGTAGTAATTGTCGAAGGTGCAAACGTAAGTAAACGATTTCTTACCGAACCATTTGAGATAGTTGATGAACTCCCAGAATCGTTACTGATTGAATATTCACATGATGGTAATGAATTCGATGTTGCTTTCTTTCCAACCGGCAATCCTGAAGATAGGAGATTTTTTCAATTGCGAGTGGAAGGTGGTATTACTTCAGATGGCTTTTCTCCTGCATCAAAGGACACTTTCTACATTGACCAGGTGCGTGATGTGGTTATGCTTAATTCAATACCCTTCAATGTGTATAAATTCACATTTGGACCCGGGGGCGGAATTCCAAACTGGATGGCCGACAAAATTAACAGGATCCTCTCGCTTGCTTATGTTGAAATAAACGGTCGGCAATATGTGAAAAATGAAGGAGCAAAATTCGAAGCAATCCGGGAGAAAGGTTATCCTTTTGCCGGATGGCAAATTGAGCTGGTTACGGATAATGTCTATTCAATCTCAGAAGGGCAGGGAAGCTTGCTCGGTGATTTCAATCCTGATTACAATAACGACTACTTCTAAATTATGGCATACGAGGCATTAATAAGCTATATCCAAAGCATAGTTCGGTCAAACTTCAATGAGGAGATTACTGGACAGAATATGCAGGATGTCTTATTGACCATGGTTTCTGAACTAGGCAAAGGAGAATTTGTAGGTGTAGCCACAGCAGGAACAAATCCAGGAGTGCCTTCTGGATCACGAGTATATATCACCTCTCAAGCTGGCTATTATCAACACTTCAGCCTTTTTGTGGAAGAAAGGGAAATGGCCTTACTTATCTGGGGAAATGGAGTATGGTTCAAAGAAACAATAATCGTTTTTCCTGAACCCTATTCAGATGACAGGAAATATAGGCACACACAAAATACTCCAGAGTCAACATGGAATGTCACTCACAATTTTGGCAAAATACCCTCTGTGACTATAACTGATTCATCAGGAAATGAAGTGGAAGGGGAGGTCACTCACATTGATCTAAATTCTTTAACCATCGTATTCTCGGCTTCTTTTGCCGGGTATGCGGATTTAAACTAAACAAACATTAAGCATGGCACGAAAAATTTTCCTGGTCGACATTGACCTTAATCGTAATCAACTGGTTCAGGTTCGGATCGAGAACCTTGCTACAGCTCCGGCCAGCCCTGTGGCAGGACAAATATACTTTGATACAACACTGAATAAGCTCAGGGTTTGGTCAGGTACAGCCTGGCTAACAATGGATGATCTGAATGATCCCAGAACTCCAAAGTCACACGTACTCGCCACGGCCACAGCACTTGGGGCTGAGCATACCATTTCTGGAGCCTCTGTCGGTCATGTACTTCGGGCTTTCAGTGCGAGTGAAGCCAGGATGCAGCAACTTGCGCACTCTGATTTGAGCGAAATTGGAAGTAATACTCATGCTCAGATCGATACTCACATTGCAACAGCAAATATTCACCGGGAGTTGAATGATGCTCTGACATCTACCACTTCCCTCTGGTCATCCCAAAAGATTAATGATCTTATCAGTGCTCTGCAAAATGCAGTCACCGGTGCGTTAGTTTTCAAAGGTGGTTATGATGCAGTGACGAATACACCCAACCTTGACTCTTCACCACCGGCAGGCACAGTTATGCAAGGTTATACCTATGTGGTAACGGTTGCTGGTGTTTTCTATACAGAAGCTGTTCAGATTGGGGACATGATTATTTCAAAGCAGGATAACCCTACAGCTTTAGCCCATTGGACACTTGTCAATAAAAATATCCCGGATATCCTTGATGCCAGTGAAACAGTAAAGGGTATTGTGGAACTGGCCACTGGTGCTGAATCTTTGACCGGCACTGACAATACCCGGGCTGTGCACCCGGCAGGACTGAAATATGTTCTCGACAACCGGAATGCGACTGAAACAATCAGGGGCTTAATTGAGTTGGCCACTCAGGCAGAGGCCAATGCTGGAACCGATGCCGAGAGAGCAATTACTCCGGCCACTCTTAAGGGTGTATTAGCTACAACCGGGACATTGACACTTGCAAGGAAATATTCTCAGTTACTGTCAACCAGTGCAACAAGTTACACGATTACACACGGGCTTGCTACACAGAATGTAGTTGTGAGTGTACGTGATACCGCAACACCATTTAACGAAGTTGAGGTGGAAGTAACTGTACCCAATACCACAACAGTCGTAATCGCTTTTAACGTAGCACCGGTAGCAAATAAATATCAGGTAACAATAATCGGTTAATACTATGCCGTCAAAAAAGATTCTTGTCCAGGAAGATTTTATACATGTTGGAACCGGAAGTAATCCTTCTTCCGGGTATCTGGCTATATACCCAAAGTCGGACAATAATTTCTATAAGCGAACCTCAGCTGGAGTTGAGGAGAAATTGTGGGATTCTGGAAATCATGGTGCTGGGAGTGGGCTGGATGCTGACACATTGGATGGGATGCATGCATCAGAGTTTGCACCTATGAATCATGCCCATGTAGGCTATGTAGCAAAGGCCGGGGATACAATGACAGGTAACCTCAGCATTTCAAAGTCGGGTTCCCCGTCAACTGCACATTACCACCTTTCAACAACTTATGCTGCAAATTATGCTACACAAGCATGGTTTGAAGCTTCAAGTTACTCTAACGGTGGTTACGCACTGATAAAGGCTATTCACACAGATGCGGGCGTTCCTACGGAATATAATTTAATTAGTGCCGGATTCCCTACGGTGAAGACACTGTATATTGGCGATACTACTTTCGGGGCTGTTTTATTTCGAGTACCTAACGGAGCAGTTGGAAACATTTCTCATGTGCTTTGTTCCGGAACTGACGGTATCACTTACAGAGTACCAGTTGGAGATATAGGCGGAGGCGGGGGAGGTACAGTAACTTCTGTGGGCCTGGCTGCTCCGAGTGCTTTATTTGGTGTGACTAATTCTCCCGTTACGGCTTCCGGAACAATATCTTTAAACTTAAATTCTCAAGCGCAGAACTCTGTTTTTGCAGGGCCAACATCGGGTACAGGTACTCCTTCGTTTAGAGCTTTGGTCGCAGCGGATATTCCAGTATTAAATTACATGCCGAATATCATATGCCAGGAAGGAAGACTATTTGGTAGAGCAGCGGGAGTGGGAGCAGGTCAACCTTACGATGTTAGATTAGGTGCTGGATTAGGATGGGACGTCGATGGGATGCTGGAAGTTACTGCTGGGGGCACAGGGACAGTGACAAGTGTCGGCTTAGCTATGCCAAATATATTTTCTGTAACAGGTTCTCCGGTAACAACTACAGGCACACTAACAGCTACTTTGGCCAGTCAGTCACAAAGACTCTTCCTAGCTTCTCCAGCCACTGGATCAGGAGTACCAGTATTCAGAGCAATTCAGGGTAATGACCTACCGGATTTGTCAGCGAGTTACGATTTCTATGGAAGCTGGAATGTAAAAGTAGGCGCTAATACGATTAAGCAAATACTAAAAACTGGGAGTACACAGTACTCTACTATGTACAATGGTATTTCGTTTATTGCAGGTAGTAACAATGTAAAGCTGACTGAATCTCTTGTTGCTGGTTCTCTTGGTATTACCATAGGTTTAAGTGATATAGGTCGTAGTTCATACGTTTTTCTTAATCAATCTCCAGCTCCGATTAACATAAACACATGGACAGATATCCCAACAATGACTTTAGGGACATTTGGAAACGGTAAATATTTTGTATCTGCAACAATACAAATGACAAAGGGAACGACAACAGCAGGACTTGTTGCTGCACGTATTATAGATGCCGCTGGTATAGTAATAGCTTCAGCTGAAATGTATCATACCAGTATAACGACTAATAGAATGGCTTTCTCCCTTTCAGGAATATTTACCTGTGACGAGGGACCGGCAAGTGTGAAGTTGCAGATTTGGGCTAACAACACAGGATGGTCTGCTATTTCTACATCAGGTACTTCAAACTCTGGTAAAGCAACAACACTGTCATTAATTTATTTGAGTAACCTTTAAAAAAAACCTAAAACCAACAGCCATGAAAAAACTAAAACTTAACATCAAGGAACGAGTAATCCTTTCGGACATCCTGCCAGCACAGGGAAACAAGCTGCAACAGATAATTGTCAGAGGCATCACCATCAAGACAGAATTCAAGCCTGAAGAGATTGACAAGTTCGGATTGACCTTTAGCCATCAAGGGGTCGCATGGAATGAAAAGGCAAAATCAGCAGAGTTTGAATTTGAACTCCAGGATTCGGAGATCAGCATTCTGAAGGAAGCTGCCATTAGCCTGGATAAAGAAGCCCGGGTAACACAGCATAACCTGAGCTTGATTGAAAAGATAGAGGAACTGTAAATCTAAAGCAATGAAACGGACAATCCCTCACTATGTAATCATGATCATCCTGATAGGAATTATTTTCCTTCAGAGAGAATGCCATCGCTGTCCTCAGGTTCAAACCAGTTACCGGGTCGACACAATTCCAGGGGATATCATCCCATCGGTAATCGAGTTGTCACGTCCGGATCCATATTTTATATTTGTTGATACCGGCCAACAAATGTTTGTTGATACTGCTTCTATTTTGAGGAATTACTTTGCCCGGGTAGTTTATCTTGATACTTTAAAGGATGATAGCTCTGCTTTTATTGCTATCCTGGACACAGTGACTCAGAATAGGCTACTTGGCCGAAAGTTATACTTTGCAAACAGGAAGCCAACATCCATCATCCACAATATAACGGTTCAGCCTGCAGATCCTGATAGGTTGAAATTGTATGCCGGGGCTATGCTCTCTTTTACTCCTGAGGCTAAATCAGACATTGGTCCGGTAATAATGATGATGACTCCCCGGGGAGCAGGATATTCATATGCCTATGGAGTTAATGATAAGTCACATACATTAACTGTAGTCTGGAAAATAAAACTTCGTAGAAAGGTACCTCCCTGAATTACTGAATAAATTATAAAGTAGGGCTGTCTGTTAGGCAGCCTTTTTTAATTGAAAAATGGGTGTTCTTTCATTTGCAATGCGGCTTCTTCAGCATCAATCCGGATGTATTTCATGAAATGTGCAATTTTATTGTGTCCAGAGAAAACCATAATTATTGATATCGGAATTCCAGCTTTTACCATGTTTGTACATGCAGATCTTCTGGCCGTATGACTACCAACAAGCTGATACTCCGGAAACGTTTTATAAACCCTTTTACCACCAAGAGTTTTACTTACTTCCTTCAATTCATTAAGGCCAGCAAGTCTGCAAAGAATTTTAAGCCCTTTGTTCATCTTACTATTTGAGATACTGGGTGGCAGGATATCACCTCTTGACAAAAGGATTTTTTTGATAACCGGGTGCATAGGGATTGATGTCAACTTCCCTGTTTTCTGGTTCCTCCTTGTTATATATTCAGATTTATGAGTGAGTCCATTCAGGGCATTAAAATCCTGGTACCGGAGAGCTGTGAAAGAACCAATCATAAATCTATCCCTGGTGTCCTTAAGAGATTGAATTCGCCTTTGAATATTATGTGATCTTATGTCAGTCTTTACTCCCTCCTTTATAAGTTCTTCATTTAGTTCGAGGATGCTTTTTTCGGTGATTTCAACATTGTATATTTTCATCAACTTTTCAACAGTAAGAGAAATTGTATCAGATTCTTCAGATACAGTTTTAAACTTTTTTGAGCGGTGGCCAGTGGAATCATGAAGTTTTCTTTCCTCGGCTTCATTCATAAACGTTTTTATGTTTTTTATCATATCACCAAAGTAATTTAATGATAAATCTGATTTATACATCCACTTTTTAAATGACTCATAGAAATTCATATCAATGTCTGAGAAATCTAATTTTACTTTTTTCTCTTTTTGATACTTCTCTATTAAGTTTATTGTAGTTCCATACCTCATCAAAGTCCTTTCAGATCTGGAAACACTTTCCTTGAATTCCTTCATGAAATCAAGAAAGGTTATCTTTTTCTCAGGCTCTTGGTGAGTACGATCATCAAGCTTATTTTTAACTGCCTTCCTGAAGGAATCTTGGGAAGGAGTAATGAGTTCAATAACAAATTTTTCAAAAATTTCCTTTATGATACTTTCCCAGGAATCAAGCTGATCATTTATAAATTGCGCTTCAGGATATTCTGACTTCAGTCTGCACCTATCTTTAGCAGAATTCCAATATTTAGTTTCAACATTAACACCAGTTGGGTATTTATATTTTTTCCCATATTTGTGGACTACAGCGTAAATGGTTGTGCTGTCAGTTTTTGCATTGTTCAGATAGAATTTTACTTCAATCATTCGGACGTTTATTCGGACGGAATAAAGATACAGCTTTACTATTAAGTAGTATCAGCAACTGCATGAATTTTAGTAACAGCTATAGTTTGAGCAGGTTAAAGTAAATATCTGATACCTATAAAAGTCCGGCCTCGGGTACACCGAAATCCCTTTAATAAGGGATTTTTTTTGCCCTCGATTTTCTTTCCTTACCTCCTCATATATTTGTCTTTTAATTTGTAATCTTTTATTTATCAGCATAGTATTT